ATCTGCACGATAAGGGCGCGTCATTTGAGAGTATTGCGCGTGACTGTCGTTATTCAGCGGAGCAGGTACGTCAAGCCGTAAAGTTGCATAAAGAGCGCCTGGTCGAAGAATACAAGGCGGACGCGGACGATTTGATTAGCGGAGGTTATATCTGATGACGGCATCCCTCTCGAAGATTATGGCGACTTCAAGCCAGGTGTGGTATTCACGCTCGAAGAAGTAGACCGCATGACCGATCAGGGCGTGTTCCCGCCTGGTACGATCCTGCAGATGAAAGATGGTAAGCCCTGCATTATCAGGGGAGCGTACAACACAATTCAGCACGTGGAGGAATTACAACCATGCGTAACATAAAAGAGACTTTACGAATCAAGCGCATCGTCAGGCATAACCATATCCGGCTTATCCGAGAACGCAAGCTGCCCGATGAAGAAATAGAAAATTGCAAGGATAAGTTCGCGCAGGCACGCCGCTCCCTGTATGAATCCCTGCCGGAAGATGATAAGGGGCAGTTATTCATGGCGGCTCATCGTATCGTAATTGCTATGAAACAGTGCAATCCTGATCTTTCTCTTACTACGTTTGATCTGATCGATGCAATCCTTTCCGCGCAGTATTACGCCAGGTTTGGCGAATCACCCATTGAAACCGCATTGAAAGCGAGACATAGCAAATGATACAAAAGCATAAATGGACAGCAGAAGAACTTGAAGAAGTCGCTCGATTGCGTGATGTGGAAAAAATACCTTATGACGCAATAGGAGAGAAGTACGGTGTTACAGGTGAGAAAGTTCGCAACGCCTATCGCAGAACCAAGAAGGCAAATGGAGACGATGTTCCTGCCATATCCACACGCAATGAATACGAACAGGGTGATGATTTTATCAATATCGTTTGCGCGTCACCACGGATGCTATCAAAAGATGATATTATCCGGCAGTATAACATTGATCTCAATGAGTGGGAAATAGAACGTTTCAGGGTAAAAACTTCCGAAGGATACCGTAAGGACCGTAAAGTAACCTGGCAGGTCGAAGATGGTAAGGTGCTTACTGGTGATGTGGAGGACACGGGTAAAATGCTTGTAGTACCTCTGTACCATATCGAAGTCCGCCTGGTCAAGAAGAAGAAAGAAATCGCCGCCCGTTCTGCGATTGACGATATGATAGAGGACGCGAAGCGACACGCACCAAAATATAATAAGATTGCATATCCGCAATACAAAGACGGCATGTTGTACGAAATAGATATGTTCGATATTCATTTTGGCAGGCTCACGTGGGAAGAAGAATCCGGCGAGAGTTACGATATAAAGATTGCCAGGCAAGCCATCGAATCCACCCTGCTAAAACTGCTGGCGATGATCGAGAAAGATAATGTCTCGCGCATCCTTTTACCGCTTGGTAATGACTTTTTCAACGTGGATAACAAATTCAACACCACCACTGGCGGTACTCCGCAGCAGGAAGATACCCGCTGGCAAAAGACTTTCCGCGCTGGTCGCAATATCTGTACATGGATGATTGATACCTGCTCTCAAATTGCCCCCGTTGACGTGCTGATAGTGCCAGGTAATCATGACGAGCAAAGATCATTCTATCTCGGTGAAGCCCTTGAATGTTGGTATCACAAGAGCGATGATGTTACCATCGACAATTCAGCTGCCAAGCGCAAGTATTATCCATTCGGCGCGAATCTCATCGGGTTCACGCATGGCTACGATGAGAAACTATCCGCCCTGCCACTGCTGATGGCAATAGATCGCCCTGATCTGTGGTCGAAATCAACTTATCGCGAGTGGCATACCGGAGATAAACACAACAAAAAGGATTTAGTACCACGCGCTGATGAAGGGAGTGGTATCGTAGTGCGCATCCTGCGTGCGCTTGCAGCACAAGATGCGTGGACGTTCAACAAGGGTTATCGTTCACTGCGTTCTGGTGAAGCGTTCTTGTGGCATCCAGTTAATGGATTGGTAGCACAGTACACGGCAACACCGGATATACACCATGATTAGTTTACCTATTGTACAATTCTGCATCCGCGTTGCATAATAGTTCTATTTACTATAATCGACAAATATCGTTCATTGATCTATACAATCGACCATAATCGAATCACCTAACGGATAAGTAATATCACCTAAACTCATGGTAATAACTTATCAACAACGATAAGTTAAATGTCACAATAATTCCTACCTTCGGCTGTTAAATGCGAGACACCGCCCCAACGGGTTACGGGTCTCTCAATGCCGGGACTTTGCCCGTGTGCAACAGGGAGCGACCCTGTAACTTCCAAAAGTACCGCTAATTTCGCTTGTCTACTGGCGGTATTCGCGCTAAATCAGCCTACATCTGCGCAATCTTCTTCCACCTCACCCTTTTCAAGCAGACGTTTGTTGAACTGCTCCATCACGGCGGCTTCAATCCGGTCACTCAACAGTGCCAAATCAATCTTAAATCCGCGTGATTCAAGGTATCGTTGCGCAATGTCGATGGCATAGGCTTTTTTATTGGCAATATATCCGGCGAGTTCAGCCTGTTCCGCTGCCAGAACAGCCACACGCACGGCTTCATCGAACACCCAAATAAAGCGGTCATCCATCTTTCCCTTGATCTCGTTGACAACTTTACTGATCCAGGCGATCACCAGTCCAGCCAGCAGGCTTGCCAGAACGGGCAGCACGATGCTCAAAAACTCCTGCGCGAACACTGATACAAATTCTTTCCAGACCATGATGTTACTCCTTTACTTCTTTATTTGATTTTCTTTTTGATGGTTTCACGTGATCCAGTATCTCTTTCGCCTGGTTATCGTGATCTTTGAAAGTCTCACTGTAAAACCTGCGGCTGTCCTCCCGCATCTCTTTCACTTCCTGCACAAGTCCTTCCGTAACTTTCGTGAGGTTGGTCAGTCCGGCGTTCACATCAGCCATAGCGCAGTTATTTTCTTCGCGCTGTTCCTTGTTGAACTGCCGCCACTTATCATCTATGTCGAACATGAATTTTTGCCATTTGTCAGATTGCCTGTTGAACCATGCCAGCAGGCTACCCATCAGGCTTATAACAAACACAATAAACAATGCTACAAAAACGGCTTGCTCCCACGCGGTGAATGGTATGGATTCTGTCATGTTCTACCTCAATGTAATTCAGGATGTGCCGCCCAAAGGCGTGATAATTTTTCGGCATCCGTCACTTCTTCCGGATTAGTGACAAGTTTCGTGACGTATTCTTGATTTAGACTGATCCACCTGCTTGCGCCGATCCTGCCGTACCCGTCCTTTTCCTCGAACACATCGTATTCCTCTGGATATTTCGCCCTGTAACCCGTGTCGTATATGCTTGATACAATCGGCATAGTTCTTATCACAAGCCTTGTAATTCCTTCGTTTACCTTCACCCTGTACAGCGCCACTTCCGGCTCTGATGGCTCTCCTGATGGTATGTAAAGCAATGGCAGAATGTCAATCGCGTTATACACATACCCGCCTGGTACTGGATTCAACACCCCATCCATCCTGTATTCAGCGTGCAGGTGCGCTCCGGTTGACCATCCAGAATTAGGATCAGATGTTTCACCACCAGTAATCCCGATCTGCTGCCCCTCTTTGACCACATCGCCAACCGCCACACAGTAACTGTGCAGATGTCCGTAAATGCTCACGCCGTTGTCGTGCTGGATCCTCACGTGCCTGCCATAACCAACCTTGCCATCAGTAGTACCATCATGGCTGTATAAACTTGCCCTGCTCACCACCCCGTCTCGCATGGCGTAAACAGGTAGGTGAGAGATGGCATAATCAATTCCGTTATGCCCCTTTGAAGTTGGGTAACTACCTGGTCGTTCTCCGAACAACTGGCTTATCCTTGCGCTCATATCTTTCAGTGGGTGGCATAATTGCATAGAACCTCCTGTTATTTTTGACCATTTCGTGTAATCTTCTCTTGTTCCATAAAACATATTCTTGTCAATGTTATTCAGACCGCCGTTATAAGAAGCCAATCTTCCGGTGCTTGTGTATTGCCATAACCAGAACTTATCCCACCCATGCGGAATGTAGTTGTCAGGAGATGCTGTATAGGCGCTCATCCATAGTTTGCGGTCAGAATAACGGGAGCGCTCATCCCCCATTATGTCCATCCAGCACCAGTGTCCGGTGTAAATATCCATCTTCACGTTTAGTTCCGAATCAACGATTGTGATGTACCGTATCACCTGGTTGGCAGTGAGTTTATCTGCGCCATTTTCATACTCCACATCGCACCAGTAACCGAGTTCAAACTTCTTTCCTTCTACTGCTTTTATAAATACATTCGCTTGCGCTTCTGCTGTCACGTATTCACAGATGTAATGGTACGCGCCCAATGGAACACCCCTTTTGCGCAACTCCTTGTAATGTGTTTCAAATGCCGGATCGGGTCCTAACACTCCTGTTTTCGGGAATCCTGTACCATACGCTGCCCGCAGGATCACGCCATCCACCTGCTTTGCCAGCAGGTCATAGTCGAACAGGGCAGGGTCTTGATGACTTGAAATATCAACAATGAGTATATTTTTATCCATCATGAACCAACCTTCTCGATCACAGCCTGGTATGCCTTATCTTTCGTATCTGTTTCTTCACCCATCAGTAGTACCACTGGTGTTTTGAAGTATTCCTCTGCCGCTGCCTGTTTCAATAAGTCCTCGTTCTCGCTGGCTTTATTGTGCCAGTATTCGCCCTGAATGAATACGGGGGTCGCTTTCGGGTTGAACACCACAAAGTCAACCACCTGCCCGCCTCTTACGCCTCTCCCTCCGTTCAGCGCAAACTGGAACATAAACTCAATACCCAATTTCTCAAGCGCCAGCGCAACGTAAAATTCGTTCTTTGATCCTGGCATGATGCCCTGCACCATCCCGATCACATCATCTTCTGGTTTCTCTACTTTCAAGGCGGGTGCGGGTTTTATCGCCATGGTTTACGCCGCGTAAATATTCAAAGATACGATGGCTTTCAACGACTTCTTCGCGCCATTCTGTACCTCGATGGGCTGTATGGTAGGTGGTTCAATGAACACACGCTGGTTGTCAAACGCTGCTATTGGGCTTCGCATGGTAAGCGGGATGGGCGATTGTCCGCTATCAGACCAGGCATCCAGAATATCCATCAGTTCTTTCGCGGTCATGCGCTGTCTTACGCCCTGCCTGTCCACCAGCGCGTCATCAGCCAGTACCGTCATGCTCCATGCCTTGTTCGGTGGAAGCCTGGTCACTGCCGGTACTGTTACCGCCTTTACTCTTGGTGAAATAGTATCGTCATCGGTAGTCAATGTAAGGCGGTATTTCCATCGTTTACCGTACACACTGTAATCCGTTGCCATAAGCACTTCCTGCATTGGGCTTGAATCGAATGTATCAGGTAATGCGTACCACACGTTATCCGCATCCGTCATGTACTCCGCGCTGATCGTCTGCCCTGCTGATAGGTGTTCTGCGTATATCTGCAACGACTTCCAGAATTTACTGATCTCCCTGAACCCGCCATTGAACCATGCGCTTTCAAGACTTCCGGTGGCGGTGTAGCGGTAATCTGCCTGCTGTCGCGGATTGATACAAATGGGAATCCATACCGTCTTATCTGCCATCCCGATCCATAACCTTGCTGATTGTCCGCCTGGTATTGGTTGCACGTGTAATCCCCTGATCCGGTTGCCGAGCGGTGCGCGGTAGAATTCGTGATAGCCGATTTGATTCCAGTAGAGAACAGATGAATACCCGTCATTACCAGCGTCAATCGCCAGGAATAAACCACCAGGATAGGACGTTATCGCGCTGATATTCCCACGCCTGTTTGTAGGAAATCCCTCGTCTCTGTTGGGTCCAACATCATCCAGTCTGTTCTCGTAGTACCGTTCTAATCCTTCCAAAACGGATATAAATAAGTACACGCCAAATTGGATCGCAGCCACTCCATTGAGTTCGCTTTTTACGTGTCTCAACTCGCTGATTGGTACAGTCGCGTATATCCCTTTGTTAATATTCCCGAACTCATCTTCTTTTATTACCCACGGCAATATAGGATCACCATACCCTAATACATTAGTGATCTTGCTTTGCTCATCGCCAATCTCAATCGGGTAAACAGTGACAGATGAGATTTCAGTAGGCTTTGTGGCAAAGTCATGTGTACCAGCCCACGCTACGGGTGTTGCGTAACTCGCGGTAGGCGGGCTGTCCACTGGATTGTTGAATTTCCATACCCTTGATTGTCCATTGTGGTTGGGTAAGGTGAGTAGGAAAGTTCCCACGTTTGTGCCATCATCTTCAAAAGCCCTCGTCCACGTGCCGGAATTGTTGTACTCGCGCATCTTGCGAATGTAGGTCGATTCCCCCTGCGCAAAACACACCTTGCCTTTTGAGACACACACACTGGTTACTTTCTTTGTTATCCCTGTTCCGGTGATCTTGTTCCACTTGTTGCAGCCGAGTATTACAAAGTCGGTAGTCGTATTGGGCGTTTTCAGGAATCCTTCTTTGAGTTCTATTTCAGTGGTGGTATTGTTTTTGATTACCCTGTAATTGGGTGTCTCGTTGTAGCACTTTCCGGCGATCACCTGTAATACACACCCTGCCAGTTCTCCGGCTGTCAATCCCATGCCAGCAGGTACAACGATCTTATTCTGTGTTGATCCAGTCTGCGCCGTACCCCTGTAACCGTTGATAAATAATTGCGACTTCTCACCGCTGTCATCGTTGGTCAGCGCGTATAAAGCACCTTTGTAATTAAAGAACATAACTGATCCATTGATAAACGTGAGTAACTTGAAATATACGTTGTTATTTGAGTAAACGGATGACCACGATCCATCTTCCTTGTACACTGCCCCGCCCGTAAGCGGAGCGTAACCTATTGCGGTTGAGGTAATCACGATCCAGTATTTCGTGCTTGCAGCCAGCGTTCCCTCTATGGGAACTTCTGCCAGCACCGTCTCTTTCGCATTTGTCACGAACACGCCAAGTCCAAGCGCATCCCATCCAAAAGGTGATTCGCCAAATGCCGGACCGTAAGTTGATGTTGTTGAATCCAGCGCGGGTACGCTGCTGGATGATGAAGCAACAAGGTCGCCACCGTCAGCAGATGGTACACCAGCCGCGTCTTTGATGATCTCTACTGTTACGTTCTGTCCAGGCGCTACCCGCACGATGATCGAACTAAAATTCACCGCGTCTGTGGTCGTGTAACTGCTGGCATATCTTTTTCCGCCTGTCACTATGTTTACGTTACTTGCCCCATCCGCAACAGGTTCGATGGATGAAGTTGAATCAGAAAATAATACGGTTGTTTCTTTCGGACCGAGCAGCATATCGCCCATCCGCGTATCCATGCGGTTGCTGTCATAAAACCTTGTGGTGTCTTTCTCAAAGTCCTCTGATCCGCGTCCGCCGCTCCAATCCTTCTGCGTGAATGGGGTATAAGGCAGTTGATAGTCGCTGTAAGTCGGGTCGCCTGTCCTGATCTGTAAAGAAGTCCGTTGTGATCCTGATTGACGCAAAGACCACGGAGTACCGCTGTTGATCGGAACGCCCCTGCTGTTGCACACGATCAGCCCAAGTTCGCTAACCCCATCAGATAACACAAGGTCATGCGTGATCCGTTCATCTGTTGGTGTGCTTCTCACTGTATCTACCATGAATCGCTCCTAAAACATCGCCATAAAACTCTGCGCGTTCAGATCGTAATAAGACCTTCCAGCCCCACCGTTGTAAAGCCAGGCAATCTCATCCGCGCTCATCGCAGATGAATATTGGTAGAACACAAACAACTCATCAATTTTTCCGTCAAAGTAATTTGCTGTTGAATTTCCATACCCTTGATTGTCCATTGGCGTACTGCTCGCTCCAACAATACACCCGTTGTTTCCATAAAGAATATCGCCACTTCCAAACACAATAAAAGCAGGCGGTGAGTATTCTGTTCCGCTGTTTACCTGCAATTTCATAAACAAAGCCCCAAATGCTGACGCAGCGTCAAGTATTACGGTTACGAAATACCACGTTGCTGGTAAAAGAGGTGTCGGGTATTGCGCAGTATTCCATACCGCCCCATCATAGAGAGATGCTTCAAGTATTCCCGTTCCAGTGATGCGAAGTTTTAAAAAGTCCTTGTCGTCCAGGATATTCATGGTTGAACCAATGGATTCTGGTTTTATCCACATTCCAAGTGTCAGGCAACCACCACCACTAATCCAGAGACTTTCGTGCAATAGGTAGTGCGTGGTGTCTTTCTCAAAGTTTCGGCAATACCCGATCTTCCCTCTGCCTCGCGTGATCTTGCCGCCGTGTTGCGTCATGTGAAAGTTTCTGTGCGAATCGTAAGCAGTTCCACCATCTTCTTCCAGCGCGTACCACGATACAAGGCTGGTAATGTCAGGCTTTGTCATTGTCATAATTACGCCCCGAATCCAAGAGTTACTACAAGCCCTTTTGCGGGCGCGGTATGTATCGCGTCAATATCGATCCGCAGTACATCGTTTGTCGCAACATCATCTTTTGTGGTGTCAATCACCGCTGCGGCTACAGCCGTGTTGCTGCCTGTCTCTTCTGTATCGATGGTGAGTTTTGTAGAGAGCATGTCTGACGCGTCCGTGAGGTTATGGATTTGCACGCTCATAGTTCCGGTAGCGCCAGCAGTTACCACCATTGCGTGAACGTAGATCAGGTTCATGCCGTTCAGTTCCGGTGGGATATGGAAATACTTTGCCCCATCACCAACTGATACGCTCTGTGTTGGCGCAAAACACTCGATCTCAACGTACCGTGTCATATCCTTGTTGGTCATTACCACGCTCACCTGCTCACTGCCGGAGCAGTTGATCTTGTTCCCGCTGTTGGTGCTTGCCAGTACGGTATCCCGTGAGAGTGTCGTACCCGCGCTGGTGTATGTTCCCCTTCCAACCTCTGTGCTTGATCCGTCATGGATGGCATACCCAACTGTTGCGCCATCAGGCACACCAGCCTGTGCGAATGTCAAACATCCGGCTACCGCTGCGCCAAGTGTCAATGTGCCCGTTCCTGCTGTTGCTGAATTTACTCTTGCCAGGTGATATAGATTCATGTTTTACTCCTTACCATCCGCTCGGACGGCTTGCTTTCTGCCAGTGTTTTATCGGGTGTATTCCCCTCATCCGCTGCGCCATTGCTTGCGCGAATTGCAGCATTTCTTTTGTGTGCGGTTCGCTGTTCTCCGCTACACCAGTTCTGGTAATCAAGGCATGTACCGCCGCCGTCCATGCCAATAGATCAGGATGAATACAATCCATGATTGGATCATCGTCATCTGAAACGTAGTCGTGCGGTTCTTCGTGGAATAACTTGATGATGAAACCAGTTGTGGATGGTGTATTCATATCCAGGTACAAAACGCCTCCATTCACGTACCAGCCAACATTCTCCGCATAGTTATAGGGTGTAGTCGTGCTGGTAGCGATGTAAACCTTCCTCACATCGGTAACGCCAGTCGGTAATTCGTAGGCTTCCTGGTTGGCAACGGTGAGAAAAGTTACATCTTCTGTTATTGTTGGATATGGAGAAAGTTCAGATAATGCCTGATTTATCGCTGCTACCATCGCGTCACGCTTATAATTCGCATCGAATACCGCGTATTGCGTATCGGTCAATGGTGCTTCTGACGCATCCCTGAACGTAAAGGTGTGTGTGTCCTCATCCCAATCCGTGATGACCGCTGTTTTACCAGCCAGCACACCGTTCAAAAAGAAGATCGTACCTCCGTTGAAGTAATCATCCGGCTCGTCCATGTACGCATCCACCAGCGTTGTTGAGGATCCGTCACCTGTAGCCGTTGAATAGCGCAATCCTTTCAGGTTTTGCGCCAGTTTCAGCAGAATGTCCGCAAGAGTCCGGCTTCCACCATAAGGAAAGGCGTCTACTTCGTACCCTGTTCCTGATCCGCTCATACAACAACCTCCACATCTGGATTAGTAAACCTATACCCGCGCTTCTTACGCCATACATAATAAGTTCCTGCGTTCAGAAGGAATGTTACCTGTCCGGCAGCATCAGTCTGACCACTTGCTTCAATCGCAGTACCACCAGCGTCAGATGTCACCCATATTGTTGCGTAAGGAATTGGTTGAGCGTCCTGGTCATTAAGCGTGTAAGTCCACGAGATCGTTCCTTCGCCGGAAGTCGCCCGTGACGAGATCGCCGCGTCAAGGTAATCAAGTTTCGCCGCTCTTACCGCTGTGTAATCGCTTGCCAGTGGTAAGGCTGCGATTGCTCCGGCGAGTATGCTTTGATCGGCAGGATCAGCTGGTAAGTTATCCGTCTTTGCCTTGATCGCATCCACGTTGCTGTCAACGGTAGCCAGTGCAGCAGCGGTAGCCAGTCCGCTTACATCAGCCTTGTATTGGCTTGTGTTATCCAAGTCAGCCTGAATACCAGCAAGTTGCGTGTCAAGGTTGGCAGAAGCAAGTCCAATAGCAGTACGAATATCACTTGGGTCTATGGATACACCTGCGATTGCCGCTTCAAGAGAACTTTCATCAGCAGGGTCAGTTGGAAGATTATCTGTTTTGGCTTTGATTGCGTCTACAACTGCCTTCAAAGCAACGATGGTTTGATTTGTCCAGCCAGCACCCAATAGCCCGCTAAGTAACGAATAAACTTCATCAACGGAACTACCGCCGCCAACTAAAGAAATTGAGTTCAATATAGACAATATACTTTCATTATTCCACCCCGCCCCCTTGATAGCGGTTAGGGTTGATTCCTTCGCCATATCGGTAGGTGCGTTGGTCACCGTTGTTACTGTGGGGATGGTCACGCCTGTTTGAGTAGCCGCAAGGGTCACGCCACTTGCCGCCGTGATGTTTGTCGGAGTAGCCAATCCGCTCTGTATCTTCGTCACCGCGTCAGCCTTTACAGCCGCCGCCGTTAGAGCGTCAGTCGCAATCTCCACCACCGCGCAATCCAATTTATCCGTGCTGAATAAACTGTCAAACACGTTGGCAGTCACAACGATGAAATCCTGCCACACCGGAAGCGCCCCCGTCTCACTCACCGCAACCCGCAACCTGCCGAGTGTGTCCGTGTCAGTCGCATCCAAAGGTACGTTGTAATAACCCAGTTCATCATGGGTCGCTCCTGCGGAGTTGTGGCTTTGTGCAATATCCCCGCCGTTCTTGGACAACCGGATGTCTGCCTGCGAGATGGTCAATGAAGTTTCGGCTGTTTTTCCGTCCGTGTCATCCACGAAGGGACCGAGTTTGACTGTTGCCGCTGTTGATTGTTTGAGAATGCTCATAATGACCTCATTCGTTGGTAGTGCATGAAATGTTTAGGGATGCCGCCCGCTGTATAGGTGACTGTTAGTTTCGGTCTCTGTGAGGCTGTACCATAGTTTGATGACCGATAGTACAAATCGTGAGCATCACTCCGGTATATAAAGAAGCCATAATTGTTCGCAACCATCAGCCCAAACTCTGTGAGATTTGAAAGGGTGCAGCCAAATACCGTACCAATTGCTGTACCAGAATCCTGTGTCCAACTTCCCATCAATGTTGCGCTCCAATCAGTTCCGGAAACGGAACAACCAGCGTCAGTTCCACCATCCCCGCCAGTATCACCAGCCCATCTTGCTGTGGATGGAGTTTTATAATTCCAAGTTGATGATTCTGACCAACCATCATTAGCGGATAGTATTCTGTGAAGTGAGATTGTTGAGTTGTAATATTCCTTCGTATTATTGATAATTTCAAAAACAGCGCCGGTGATAGTCGCACCACTTGGCAAACTAGAAAAATCAAATTTCAACACGGAATGGAAACCACCTTTTTTGGTTTTTAGTGCCGTATCTGTTCCGTATGCGGTATCTGCACTTGATACCCAAAAATATGTATCCTGCGCCGCCGCTTCATCTGGTTGCAATACAAGGTCAGGGTCAATCACCACCGGATAAACCGCCTTATCCAGCCACGCGCCAAATGCCTTCATGTCACCCTTGAACTCGTAAACGTTCCCCTCCGCGTCCTCTGCTGTAATCGGGTGCGCTTTGTATTTGATCGGCAAGTTGCCAGTAGTTTTAGCAATAAACTTTTCTATCTTGAACGTGGGTTTGAATACGTGAATCTCTTCCCTGAATCCGTCCTCTTTCATGATGAGATGCTGCTCACCACCTGGGAACTCGCGGATTACCCTATCACCTACGAGTTTGCCAGCCTTCGCGCTCGGTAATTTCGTGAACTGCTGGTAATCGCTATTCTTGACCTTCACCCGCCCGTCTGGATGGATGATTACGTCAGAATGCGGAGAAGAAAACCACCCGTCAGCCGTTGCGAGTAATGCGGTATCAATGGGTTTCCAGATACCATTCTCTTGAAAGTGACACGGCTTACCTACAAAGTGCGCTTCAATCTGGTCGCCCTTCTGGAAGTGGATGCCGTACTTCGCCCGCTTCGCAACGGGTAATCCGGTCAAGTCCTCTTGCAACTTCGCCCAGTTAGCCACCGAACACCGCCCTTTCCAGCGCCGTCATCATGCTCAATTCGGCTTGATGTACAGGATCACTTTTCCACTTTTGGCATTACCAGCAGCGGAGATATTCAACCGCAATTGGCTGTCCAGGCAGATACCGAGAGAACTCCATAACACCTGTTCGGTATTCGTGGTATCCCTGTTCGCTCCTGCGCCCATCAGCACGTCATAACCGTCATCGTCCAGCACGGTCACGCCGTAATTATCGGTTGGTCCGTCAGTCGGATCGGTAATCAGGCGGTAAATAACGCCTGTGTACTTGCTTGTGGTCTTGTTGATCTGTCCGGCTGCGGTCTGGTCTGCCACAACACCAGCATCGGTACACTTCCACGTCCACACCACCTTGCGTACCGCCTGTTTTTCAGCGTAATTCGCGCTGGTTTCTGTAATTGAAACAACCTGATCTGCCATTTATTCCTCCTATTCGTGTACCAGAACACCGAGAAGCACAACGTCAACGGTGTCAGATGTTTCGGCGAACAACGATGTGGTTTTCATTGCGATTTTGATCTCTGATCCTTTCGGTACAGGCTGATAGTTGAAAGCCATATCGTCCTCATCGTTGGTGATATATGAGGTAGTGCTTGCTACAGCGCCCTCGTTATAGTGAAGCAGTGTTCCCAATCGCTGATCTACCAGAATATAAAACTCTGCCGTTGCTGTTTCTGGCGCGCCAGCAACATATACTTTTGCTTCATCGAAATACACCACTGCGCCCTCTGTGGCAGCGCCAGCAAGCGTTATTGTGATCGTCACGCAATTCTCCGGTGCAGTAAAACCTGCCGAGTAAAACTCAAATGCTGGTTCTTCTAAAACAGATTCCTTTATTGCGCCAAGCTCAACAATGTCAACGCCGTTTGTCTTGTCGTATACTCCCCATCGCGGAATGTTTGTTCCGTCAGCCTTGAAGTAGGCTTGCAGACAGTACGACACTCCTGGCTTTACAGATACGTCCTGCGTGAGTTTAACCAGTCCATCCGCACCAGTGGTAAGTTTTGCAGACTTCGCGCCAGACTGGATGTTCGTTGCGCCTGTTTCAGCAGCGATAGTTCCATTACCAGCCGCTTCTGTCCATGACCCGAACACGTCCGCGCCGCCAGTACCAGCGGTTTCAAATCCAGAATTGCCATTTAGGTCATCGTACCTGTTGTATGTGCTTACGGCAGAAAGTAAAAGCGGATGAAAGTTGTACTCATCCGGAACAACGAATCCATTGCCACCAGGAAGAGTGAGGATATTCGTTGTGTTCGCGGTCACGCCTGATGCCTTACTGAATACCAGCGTCACCGGAAAACCTCCGTGCAAACTATCAAGTGTTCGTGCCATGTTTGTCTCCTTATGGAATCCGCGCCAGGCGGACGTGATTGATTTAGGTTTGGCGGTTAGTACATATAAACCGCAGTTGATTGGTTTATCCGAATCCTGGCGCGGTATTGCCACTATGCGTTTACAAGTCGATAGTCGCCCCGTGCGCGTCCTGGAATCCCATCCAGTTTGTAGAATATTCCATTTTTGTCAACGAACCGGAGTTCAAATATGTTCTCCAAAAGGATAGTATCGTTGAGTGTCGGTTCTTCTTTGACTGGTTCAGGCTCTACAGCAGGTGCGGTTTCAACAGGTAATTCTTTTTTGGCTCGTGCCATCAGTTATCTCCAATTTGATATGCCCGTCCATCACTGAACGGGCATTATTAGATTACAGATCAGTATAGCGTCCGCCAGGTACAACGCCAATCTTCACTGCGCCAAAGTTCGCGCTTCCATTACCTCCAACGGTAGCCACGTAGCGGCGGTAGCGGTAGTTCACAATCCCTTCCAGATGAAACACGCCAGCGCCAGTAGTTCCATTTACCTGCGGGAACACAAGTACATCGTAGAAGTCGCTGTTGTTGTTTGATCCCTGAATTTTTACATCCAGAGTGTCGCCGGAAGAAACAGCCGGAACAGACAGGAAGTAGAACATCGGCTTGTAGTCGATCCCACGGAAGTCAATCGCGGTTGGCGTGCCTTCGGTGGTTTCAAGGTTAGCCGAACCATCACGTAAAAGCAATGCAGTATCATTAGCCATTTCAGTCTCCTTTCTTAGGCTGCGGTAATGCCGTAAAGACGGGCAACGGAGCGCGGGTGAACCAGCGCCAATCCAACAGCCCAATCGATCACGGACTTGTAGGTAACTTTGTCATCCATCAGCTCGAAGTCAGAAACTTCCATGCCGTATTCCTGGATACCAGTGAAGTATTCTTCACCAACTTTCACCGCGTAGATTGAGGTAGCCCCACCACCAGTCAGGGCAGTGCCGCTTTCAACATTGCCGATCACTTTGGTAGATTCGTCATACTTCAATCCCATGTCGATAAACTTCGCGCCCTTGTATTCCATCCAGATACGACCAAGCGCGTCTTTCGATTCAGAAACAAGTCCGCTCTGGCGGAAGATGGAGTTGAGCCGGAACAGGGTGGTTGAGTTGCACAACAGGTACACGCCGCTTCCACCGATCTCGATGTTGTCATTCACTGCGTAAAGCAGCTCATCCAACTTGTCGATCATGGTTTGAATTCCGGTTGACAGGCTTGAAGCGTCCGGCGAAATATCCACGGAAGCGTCGATGCGCTGCGAAGAACCCAAATCGTACAGGGTGCGATGCCACAAACCAACAGGATTTTTCAGATCAGACGGCAATCCGTTGATTACGATGTTGTTGAAACTGCGGGCAATACCCTTCGTAATCATCTGGGTCTGGTAGGTCATCGGATCGACCAGGCGGGTTGAGTTATCGCGGGCGTACATTTTGTCCACGATGATCTCATTACCGATGGAGTACACCTGTTCCGTAACCTTGTCAGGTTTCACGGCTACAACAGAACCATGATCCGCGCCAATGTCACGCCAGGTAACAGCGGGTAGTACAGAACCCTCGCGCCATGCTTCTGCGCTCATTGCACCAATATCCTTAAACGGCAGCACGCTCATAAAGCGGCTGGTTTCGTGCAGGATTTTGGCTACCTGCGAAAGCAACGGCTTGGGGCTGGCGATATAATCGCTCAACGTCAAAGCAGTAGTCATTTTTTATGTCCTTTCATACGCTCAATACCTCACCTGATATTCTTCTTGCGCCACTCGGCAAAGTATTGATTCAATCCTTCCGTAGCAGTTAGGTTGGCATAAGGCGGTACGTGCGCCCCAGCTCCACCCGCCAGCGATGGAATCCTGGCAGGATTTGAAAGGTTGGCTGTCCTTTTGGCGTAGGTGATGGATGCGGTTCGTATGCTTTCCAGAAATTCAGCAGGGTCTTTGGTTTCTTTGTTGATCATCTGAAATTCCGGCGCGTCCTCTGGTATCTGTCCACCCGCGTATTCCTCCATGAGAAATACCGCCTTCTGGATCACGGGATCGGGCTGCTGTCCAGTTTGAGTTTCCAGCTTGGCGGCTGATGCGCTCTCTTGAACTGCTGTGCCAGGTTGTGACTGAATCGCCTGCGGGTTCTGTAACATCTGCTCGACTGTTCCAGAATTGCCAGCGGCTTTCCATGCCTTGTACCTCTTGGCGATCTCGGCTGCTTCCTTGTCTTGCTGGCTCTGCTTTTGACGGCGGAGTGCTTCATTGGCAGCGATCAAATCAGCGTCTTGCGCTTGCGTTGATCCAACAGAATCCGCCATGTTTGGCGTAGTCACAGGCTGCCCTGCCTGCTCCTGTTGAATTACTGCTTGCTCGTTTTCCATCTGTTCTTCTCCTTGTTGCTAAAATAAGAAACGCGCCTGTCTCTCTTTCGAGAAAACAAGCGCGGTCTTTATGACGGGGCTTTAGTGCTGTTCGGTTGTCAGTTTGTCTTACTGATATTCACGCAAGGGTAGGTCATACCGCTTGACAATCGCCTTCACGATCATGATCAAGGCTCGACATATCAGCAGGGCAAGGTCTTTATCATTCATATCATGCTCTTATTATAGCACTACTGAAAGTAGTATCTTTAGCATAAAAGTCATGGTGCTACCAGTGACATAAGCAGTGCCAAAAATTCTTCTTCGTCCATATCCGGCGCGTACATCTGCCTGATCCGCTCGATCTCGCTCTTTGCTCCACTGGTCAGGCTTCCGCCAGTTGCATAGGCGAGTAGTGACCGGATTAGCGGATTGGTCATTTCGCTGGTGACTTCATCAGCCGTAGCCTTGTTCTTCAATTCGTCAAAGTACGGCACGATTTCAGGGTGCTGATCGGCATAGGCATCCTTCCAATCCCAATACGCTTTCAGCTGCGGATACTGGTTGAGGAAGGCTTTGCGCTGCGCTCCTGCTGGCAGGGCGTAATACTGCTCCTGCCACATGGCGATATTCGGGAACTGGCGTTCCTTCTCTGCTTTGTATATGGTAATGGCTTGTACCATTGCCTGATCGTAATACTCCACCTGTCCACCCTGTACATTCGCCACCTGTTCCGGCATCTCTGATTTACCCAATGTCTGTGACCATCTCGCCAGTGTTTCATCACTCACGGCATCGTATGACCGTGTTTCTTTATTCAGGAACGAATTGAGGAACTCGTCACCCAATGCTTCACGCGCCAGCCTGCGGTTTTCCACATCCAAATCCATGTATTTCTTCCAGATGGAATCGATCAGGAATTGGTGCAGGCGCGTTTCCGGCTCATCGTATAACGCCAGCCGTGCGTAGTATTCCGGATGGTTGTCAAAGAAGTCGTTGATCGCTTCCTCGTCACCAGCTTCAAACTTGCGCCAGGCGTTGTCGTACTCCGGTTTCAATCCACGCATCTTCAATTCGCCTTCGCTGAATAACCCGCCGCCGAACATGCCAGCAAGGAATCCGGATAAGGTCTGTCCCGCCACCGTTCCGATCCCCTCCTTGTTCTTCACGGTTTCTTTTAGCGCCATCAGTCCAGCTGCGCCAGGTGTGCGCAGGGCTTGCTCTGTCTGCACTCTGCGGTAGGCTTCTGCAAACGCATCCCCTGAACGCTGGATCATTGCGATCCTTGCCTGCTCTGCGGTAATTTCTCCATCCGCTGCCATCCCTGCCAGTGTGCGGTCAATGTAGTAATCACCCCATTGTCCGAACTCGGATAGTCCAGCCTTCTTGCGTATCGCTGTTTCACCACCTGCCATGATTCCACCAACAAGGTCAGTCATCGGCTCAATGAATGTATCTCGTCCGAGTTCCTTCATCGTTTGTCCGGTGCGCGTGATGGGTAGTGTGCTGATCTTTTCAGGCGTGCCTTTGGCAATGTTATACGGTACAGTCCACCATAAGGCAGGTGTCATCATCATCGTTGCCAGTGAGAGCGGACTTGCGCTCTTGTCCAGTTCCAATTCCGCCTGGCTGACCGCTCTATCCCATACAGAACCGGATTGTGTTTCAAGCGCCTGTCTTGCGTCATCACTTGTTATCTTCTCTGATGTGCGCATATCGTCAATGATCTGTTCAGCGCGTTTCATCACCTGGTTTTGGTTGCTTGAATACTGCTCAAACGGTTGTCCGAACTGGTCGAATGGGAATAACTTATTTAGCGGATCAGTCCATAACCCGCCTCCCATCCATTCCGGCATCCACGGCTGGTCAAAGCGTACCTTACCGCGTAACCTGGTCGGCATCCCTTCACGTTCCATGCGTTCCTGCGCCTGCTGGATCCTCGCGTACATCGCAAACCATGAAGGCTTATCGATTGCCCGCTTTGCCCAATTCATCATCGAGCGTGTGTACCAGAACTGATACGGGAATATCAGGTTCAGGTAATTGTCGAATCCGAATCGCCGGCTATAATCCAGCATCGCGTTGTTGCGCATCGTGTCGCCGTAAGTCAGCGCCGCCCGCTTCACGTCAGCCAGGTCATTTGTCACCGTGCCGTTCAGGTATTGGCGCACAGTCTTTCTGTCCGCGTCAGACACATCGCCCCATGAGAACGCCTTATCGCCCATCTTCGCCTTGAAAGCGGATTGAATATCGGTCAATATCGGGTTGATGTAATCGCCAGTAACCTCGTTCAATGTCTGCGCGAATGGTTCTGTGGTAGGCGTACCATTCAAGGGAACTTTACCCATCGGTGCGTCCATTTCACGCTGTACGTCAATCGGCGGCGCGTTGTACTCTCTGAACTGCTCGGTTGCGCCATCTGATTCTGCGAAGCCTTGCTGCTTCAGGATGTTCGCGTTTTTAGGATCGTAAGCACCGGAATTTGACGTTGATTTTACCTGTTCTGAATTAAACACAACAAATATATCGGTAATTTCATCGTGCCATTCGTCAACCGCGTCATATGTATTGCGGAGAATAACTCCGTCATTTCCGTTTTCTATTGCCTTTTGAACGAGATCGTTGTAAGAAACCTCTCGATACGGCTCTCCTTTGAAGTCATACTCTAATGGGTTGTTCATCGACAAATGGGCTTCTATCACAGATGGCGTTCTGTCGTTATCTCTTACATAATCCAATTCTGCCTGTTCGTATTTCTCATACGCTCTGTAATACTTATCCCAATCCGAGTTACTTCCTGATCTCTGTGCAATCTTTTCAAGTTGCTGTTGCTTGTTGTTTAGGTCAATAATGTATTTCGGTCTTGCGTACTCCGCATAACCTTCGGCTACCTTTCTACTCTTTGTGAAGAAAAATCCTTTTTCAGCGCTCGGTGCGCCAGTTGTTGAACCGCGCAGTGCTTTATCGAATTGTTCTATATCTTCTCCAGTTCCATGAAACACGCTCATGGGCTTGCCGTTTTCATCTACGACTGCGCTCGGCTTATTACCAGGTCTGTTATTCTTCCAGTCCCAAGTCCACCAGTTATAAAACTCCGGCGTACTGGTATTCTCTGCCGCCTGGAACAGCGCATTACCGCCAAACGTAGGATTCACTACCTGCTGCGGATTGAGATTGCTTTCCATTACCTTGCCATTCGCGTCAAGGATACGTGCCGTCATCTCCGCGCCCTTGTGCAGTGCAAGCGTGTCTCTTATCGCCTTCGTCTTTTTCAGGTCAAGGCGCACATAAGCGGTTGATCCCTTCTCTTTGATAGCGATTTCAATGATGCGTGTCGGCTTCGCTTCCGGTACAACATCAGGGAATAGGCTCATCTGCGGGCTGGCTGCCTTCGGTGCGAATCCCATATCTTCTGCGCTCATCGGAGTACCGCTGAATAAGGGTAAGTCCTCTGCTGTCTGGCTGAACATATCTAATTGACCGGATTGGAATAGGGATGATTGCCCTTCTGTTCCTGGAATAGTCTTGTTTTGTTGATTGTGGTGCTGGTAAATGAAATCTTCCGCTTCTTGGCGCGTATTGAACGCTTTATTGTTTATCTCCCCTAAATCAACCATCTTCCCACCTTGCGATGGATCGGCATAATTCACGCTGTAAGTGTTGTAAGCGATTTTATTTCCAGCACGAACATGGTGATAGCCAATTTCGTAATAGTTCTGTCCAGATTCATCAGAATAACTCGTCCATTTACTGTCAATCTTCTTCTTTGTAAGTTGGGTGGTTGGTTGTGCTGTCTGCTCTACTGGCTTCTCCACTTCCGGCTTCCGCATATCCACACTCTTGTCCAGCCACTTTGCACCCTTGTTGTAAGCGTCCACCAGTTCTTTTACGCGAGTTGTTCCACCTAAATACTCGATTGTATTCTGTGAAACGGTGTCGTATCTGAATTGGCTTGTCTTTTTATCAAATGGCAGTGCGCCACCGAGAATCCTGTATATCGAAACAACATTTTCGGATGGCGGTAATTCCCATGTAAAGGGTGCAATCTCTTGTTTTGCGGATAGGAATTTATTGGTTTTCCTTTGTTCTGGTGTCAGTTTTGGCATAGTTGTATTCGGCAGGAATGTTCCACCTGGATAAAACTCGCCGTTCATCCCGATAATTCCACCAGCAGGTGCGCGATTGTAGTTGGTTGATGCAGTTTGTGGTTTCTCGATTTCTGGTTTCTTTGAATCCACGCTCTTAATTACACCATCCTGCTCATACACCCACTTGTCAGGGAATTGCGGGTCAAGTCCAAGGATGCGCACACCATCTTCCAGCTGCGCGTCTTTGAGTGGCACGGCTGGCATGTAGGCGATCAGTTCACCATTCTTGTACACGTTGGCAACGATGTCAGTGTCGCCGTGCTTGAAGGTATAGACTTTCTGGATATTAATACCTGGTTGCGCTACATTGACAATATTTTTTGCAACACGTTCAGTTGATGCGTTATAAACGATATTGAATGACTCGCCCTTTTTAGTTGGCGTTTCTAATACAATGTTTCCAGCATCACTTGAATATTTATATCCGTTACTCTGCAAAGTAATGTTTGGGTCTTTTCCCATGTTGTCTCTTAACCATACATGAAGATTGCTTGCATCACGCCAATAAGGTTTCCACATGTGAAACGATGTGTCTGTTCCCTCTTGGGTTGCGCCTTCGTGTGCTTTTGTAAATATCTTCTTCAATAAATCAGTTGGCAAATCGGATAAGTGACTTGCTGCCGCATCGTTCAGCTGTTTGTTTGTCGGACCTTCAACGTGTTCGTTGTAAATACCAAACTTGTCTGTGTCTATCGATAATCCACTTGCTTTTTTTGCTGCATAATCACGCAAGAAATCTAAACGATCAGCATAATAATCAATAACATCTTGCGCAACGGATGGTTGTGCATCTTTCTCGCCGTCAATTACCCACGCAAGATAATCCTTTGCTTGTTTTTTCTTGGCAAACCGCAAATTATCCGCCGTGTTGATAATCCGTTGTACTTCATCTGGTACAGGCAACGTATCCTGATGTGTCAGGTCAATCCCCTCCGCCTTCTCAATCGGTACTGGCTTGCCTGCGTCATAGTCCGCTTTCGTCTCGGTTGTGATGACTTGCTTGGCAACGAGATCGGGATAATCGAATAGTACCTCACGTGGTACTGCTTTGCCTTCTGCCAATGCTTGTTCTATCGCCGCCTTGTGTTCTTTGGCTACCGCAAGTTGGCTTTCGATATTTCTGATGGCGTTCTCGACATTCTCTTTACTTATGTCTGGCAGGTCTAATCGTTTCTTCCAGGTATTCAATTCTCTTTCAAGAGATTTTACGGTTCGGTTATTGAGAATTACGCCGCGAGAATCACCATAAGCATACTGGCTCATCTCCCATGGTTGTCTTACTGCGGGGGAGGGTTGGTTGGTCAATCTTTTTATGTTATCAAATTCAGAGATGTTGCCAACAACGTCAAGGTTTCTGTTTGACAAGATTGCAACTTCTGGAAAGTCTGTTCGCTGAAATCCATCATAGCCGTTTTCTTTTAGTCTTTCTCCCACCGCTTTTGCAACAGCAGGAACGTCCGTACTTCCCATTTCTGTGCTTGATTTCCAACCCAGTGCTTGCGCCAATGCGTCTTTTGATTTTACAGTGAGTATATTTAATCCTTCTGGTATTTTTACTACAACTGTGTTTTTTGCTTCTGGAATGTTTGCAAACATTTCAAAAGAAGATTCTGGTCGTAGGAATATCAGTCCAGAGTTTTCGCTTGGTGATACTCCATCGCGGATTGCAGCGGCAACATCTCGCGTTTTACTGTCTGGATAGAATCCTACTTGGTGGAATCCATATTCTCCAATGCTATTGACTGGTTGCCCCGCTCCCTGAATCGGCTCAACCATTCCTGGAATACTTTCGTTTCCTGCTGGTATTGGTTGTACCTCTCCTGCTGTTTCGGGTCGTGCCAATTCGTTACCTTGAATACTCTCGGCAGTTCCGGCATCGGGTCGTTGTCCAAAGATACTTCCTTGTTCTGCTCCTGGTTTTTCGGTTCGTCTGATGGCTTCATTCAGCATGTCCTCTTTTGTGTTGGTTAGGTTGGTTACAGTTGCCTGTCCTTCGGCTGGTTGGCGTTCTACAAGTCCTGCGTAGTTGCGTAAGGTTTCCCTGATCTTCTTTGGTGTCTTTGCATCGAACAGCGAAAGCAATATCTTCTGTGATGGCGTGAGGTTGGCGGCTTCACCTTCTCCGAATAATCCCATCTGCCCCAAGAATTCACCAGCACTCATACCCTGATCCCGCAGTGATGAAATCTTATTGGCTGCAAAGGCAACGTCATCGGCAAGTGATAGGCTGGCAGCTCTCTCACCGTTCTTTATAAGTCCTTCAATGGTCGCCATCTGTGGCAGGCTTGCCATGATCGCGCTTTGCAGTGTCTTGATATTATTATCCGTGCTGTTCCTGAAAGTGTCCAGCATCGCTTCACCATCGGCGGTGTTGTAAACTTTCGAGATAAGCGCGTTCACTATGCGCTCAATACCCGCCTGGTTGATCTTGTTATCGGTGGTAATGCCTGACTTCTCATTGGAGGTGAGGGTGTCAATGAACGAATTGACAAATCCGTTATTGCGCGGTTGCTGTAATGACTGGTAAATATCCTCGTTCTCCAACACACTCAACCGTTTCAGCATCGCAGTAGTGATATTGTTCGCATCATTCATGGCTATTTCTACTGGTGTCATCACGGCTACGGTTGGTTTGTTCGTGTCGTTGGCAAATTCAACAAGGTCAATATCTGGATCGAGTTCTCTCACTAATACGGGGTCTTTGATATTGGCAATATCTTCTGGCTTGATTCCCCATTCGGCTGCGTTCTTCGGGAGTTCACTCTGGTACTCTTGCCACTTATCGGGGAAGTTCTCACGCGCATACTGCAATACTGCCACACGACCATTGCCACTTGCTACAACATTCTCGCTTCCAACAATCGGGCTACCTATCTGCGCTGATCGGCTGTCGTATAAGAGTTCATCGGGTGCAAGTTTTCCTGCCGTGTCAATTACCCATGACATACGGTTGCTCAATTCGCCTGTTCCAGTTGCAGTAATGCGGTTCTGTACTGCCTGCGGGAAGTTTGGATTTGGGATTAGGTTTGCACCCTGAATGTTATCGCTGGCAATCAGGTCGTCCAGGCTTACTACCTTGAATGTCATGCCATATTTTTGTTCGTGGTCTTTTACGCCGTGCGCAAATGTTTTCTTTACTGCCCTTACTTCTGGTGCTTTCGCCTTGTTCCACGGGTTCACTTCTGGATGTTCTGCTGCATATTTCAGCGCATCATTGATGGTCGCATCGTCAATCTGTGTGCCATCTTTCAGGTATTCAAAGTCCTGCATATCTGTCAGGGCTTTGCGTGCTGCGTCCTCACTGTCATACCTGCCGAGAATATCAGCGATCAATTCCTTGTGCGCCATCGTGGTAAGGTCCGCATCGCTGAACCTGTGATTGCGCCCTGTCTGCTTCACCTCTGTAAACTTGTTGCTTACCAGGCTGTCATACGTGGGTATGCGATCCACCTTATCCGTCAGCATCCTATCGAATACATCTTTGAGAGATTGCCCGTTCACCTTCGCGGTAATGTCCACGTTCAGCGGAGTTGATTCTACGCCAGTGAGTTTGTTGGCTACCTTGCGCAGTGACTTGTAGATATTCAGCATCCAGTCCGTAAATTGCCGGAAGATACCTTTGAGTTGTGGGGTAGGCGCGTCACCTTCTGCGAGATAGCGTTCCCACCCTCTTGCGAATTGTTCTTCTGCTGCTACATACTTGTCGTATTCTGGCGTGCCTTCTTTGAGTTGTCCGCTCATGAACGCCGCTTCCAGTTCACGCAGTTCAGTACCGTTCACCAGTCCGCCGTGCTGTGCAACGATGTCAAGGTCAGCTTCCGGCAGGTCACGCCTGAACACGTGCGCCACCTCATGCACCATTGAGGAAATGTCGCCCTGCTGGAAGCCCTTGATGATCGCCTTGCCATCATCCATCAGCTTGTATGAACCTTTGGGGGTGATGCCTTGTTTCAGGATATTAGGATTGTTCGGGTCAAATGTACCTTCGTTGAATACGGATTTGATTTGTTCGGGGGAGAAGGCGATGTAGACACGATGTCTTATTCCATCATTATTATTCCATCTTCCTCCGCCTATATGTGTAATACCATCGAATCCCGCTTCCTTTAATACTTCAATCGCCATTTCCCTTCTGTTTTTATATTTGATTGGCAAAGAATCGATAATATTATTGAACAATTCCGCCCCGTTTCTTGAATATGGAATTTCAAATTTTGACCAGTATTCTTTTAGAGGACCATTTAACATAATGGAGGATATTTTGTCATGCAATCCATCTGGTAAAGCTTTATCCATATTTAAAGGATTTTCTATTTTTAAATAAACGGGCTTTACATTCGCTCCTTCGGTAAAAAAGCCACTATTAGGGAAGGCATATCCAGACGAGACATCAGTATTGTCTGTGAAATAAAACCCTGGACCGAACAACGCATACGGGTCTTTCTTTAAATTTGAGAACTCGCTAAAGTCATATGATGTCCCGTGATACATCACCAACGGTTTCCCGTTCTCATCCACTACCTTGCTATTCCCAAACCACTTCTTGAACTCCGGCGTGTTGATTATCCGTGCTTGCTGTTCTGTCTGCATCAACTGATCCAGTTTTTCCAGCGCACCTTTCGCTACTGTGCCATCGCCGCGCTCAATACTGCCTATTCTGGTGGCGTACCACGCATCTCTTACCGCTTCTGATGGTACAAGTCCGTTCCGTTTCGCCCATGTGTCGATAAACTGGTCGATCAGTGTCATGGCTACGGTTACTTGCCCTCGTTCTGCCATCGGGAACGCTGTAATAAAGCCATCCTCCACGTCTGATCGTGCCAGCATACCGTTATCATGGATAAGTGCCTGCCGTTTAGCCTGATCCGCCTGACTGTATATGTCCTCTGCGGTTATCTTTGCCTTTACCAGCGTCTTTACCTTCTCTAATTGCTGGTTTTTCGCCTGTTCTGCCTGTTTGCGTGCCTGGTTGACCGCTTCTGCTGCCTGTCGCGGGTAAAGTCTGTCAAGTTGCTCATCATTGAAGCCCAAATTGGCTGTTTCTTCACGTAATGCACCCTGTACTCCGCCTATTTCCGGTATTGCGGGCTGTGGAATCTCTACTTTGTTCTGCGGTACTGGCTTTTTCATCAGTTTATACGCGCCATCATGCTCGAACTGGTGCATATCTGCGATGAGTTTGTTATATCCAGGGTTGAAGTCCTTGTATGCCTGCGCTCTTTCTTCCGGTGTCATGCCTTTGGTACGCTTTCGCATGGCTTTCTGCTGATCCACGATCTGTTTGCGCATATTCCATAAGTCAGCACGCCACTTGGCAGCAGTTGTTGCATCCCATCCGGTATAACTCTCATACATGGCAGCGAATTCAGCATCCATCCTGCGCTGTATTTCCATCTCTTTACTGGTCGCGTCATCGTATAACTTATCCTGCGCATCCTGCAACTTATCCCACATACGTTGTTTCTCTGCGTAGAACTCCTGCGTGGTCTGATCCTTGCCCCTGCGGTAACTGTAATACTCGTCATACAACTTGCCGCGTTCTTTCCAGTAAGTGTTCCATGTATCGTGATATTCACCTATGCCGTTCACGTAAGCGCGTGAGTGTTCGTTCTCAATTCCGATGGATCGGATGATCCCTTCGTGTGTCTGGACCTCAAACTTCCTGGCGCGTTCCCATTCTGCACGCTGTTTGCGTTCCAGTTTCTTTACCTGCGTGTCCCACATGCCGGAGTAGCGTAAGTCGCCTTCCTGTCCATACAGGTCATCCCATTCTTTACGTCCGTTCAACCAGCGTTTCGCCTGGTCAAGTATCATGTTTCCAAAGGTATGCAGCACGAAAGGTACACGCTCTGCATCTGTGATGTTCTTTGCCTGCTCTGCTTCATGGATGATCGCCTTGCTTGTTTGCTCATCCACCCAACCTTCCCATGCGTTCTTCACGTTCTCAAACGCCAGCTCCATATCCTCTTGTGTCTTTACCTTCGAGAGTTCATCACGCAGGCGGTCCGTGAGGTTGGTCTTTCTCAATATATCCCGCGCACCTGGATACTTGGTTTCAATGTCGTCTATGATGTTCTCGATATGCGGTCTGATCTCTGTGGAGAACAAACTCTGCTCGATCTCTTTCATATTCATGCCAGCGTTTACAGCGTTGTAGATGCGTTCTTTCAAGCCTGGATACCTGTTGTCCAGCATGATCTCTGTGGCTATGTCCAGCTTGCGGATCCCTTGTCCTACCTTCTTTGTCTTATCAAGGTACTGGTTCATGGCAATTACTCTTGCTTGTCCACCTTCCAACTTCTCGATCTTATGCGATAGCCTGCTGAATACGCCTGCTTTGTTGAGGAAAGTGATAGTCTTTTGCGCCTTTGAGAGTACATCATTGCTGGCTTCCTGCGCGTTCCTGATCACTGCCCCTGTAATATCGTCATACATGGATAGTCCGCTGTCCTTCGGGAAGATACCGAATCGGGTATAGAACTCGTTGATCTGCTTATTGGTCATATACCCGCCAATGCCATCAGCAGCACGGGTGACCACGTTGTTTACCCAGTTATTCATGAAGTATGCAGGGTTGAATCCCAATAACACAAGAGATTGTACGCCTTTCATTGCGTTGCTTGCCCTGAATACCCAGCTGTCCTGTTTTAGTCCGTACTTCTCTACGAAGAAGTCGTCCATCTTGGTAGCGATTGCGTTTACCAATCGTGCCTGGAATTGTTCTGCGCTCCACGGCATTGCATCTTCACCAATAAATACCTTTAGCGTGGTGGTGAGGTCTTTACCCGTTGTGTTGAGTTCAGGCGCGATCTTATTCAGCCGTGCTGCCATCGTGTCAGGGTCATCCTGCAACTGTGTCAGTACATCAGCAACTTTCTCGTTCAGCGCACCAGCCACTTTTTCAAGTATGCTCCTGCGTTCTCCACCACTCAACCAGCGTCCGAGTTCATTACCCGCAATATCGCCATCCTTGAACGCCCATCGCATCGCTGCCATTACCGCTTTATTGGCAGGGGAGTTAATCATGTCGTAACCAAGTTCACCTGGCTTTACCTCAACCCTGCCGGATAGTTTCTGGATGAGGTCTGTCATGCGTGCCGGATCACCACCAGCAGAATCCATCAGTGTTGCAATGTTGTGATGGAACGCAGTAAGGATATGGCTCACCTGCGCATCAGGGGTAAGGCTTACGAACTTTGTCAGGAATTTCTTGCCAACAGTCGGGCGTAATTCTTTTAGCCCGTATGTATCATCGATCCCACCGATAAACTTTTCAAGCGGAGATAAGTCCTCGATCTTCGGTATCTCGATCTTGATACCCTCCTTCGCCTTATACACCTGCTCAATGCCGTTCTTGTCTTTCCATACCAGCGTATCATCCACTTGTTTGATACTCGCCTGGTCAATGCCTTCCTTGACCAAACTCTCATACTTCACACGCATATCAGCGCCAGCATCCATCAGGGATTTCGGGAAGGTGTAATTGCGGATCCAATCCCTGTAAACACCAAGATTATCCAGAATACCCCTTGACGGTGCAGCCTTTGTTATTCCTGATACTAATTGCTGTAATCCAATCGGCAGGGCATCGATCATGACATTACCCGTGCCTTGTTTCAATATCTCTGACCACGTTGCAGCCATGCGTACAGTAGCGGGGTCTTTCGCTGTCTTTGCTATCTTTGCTGCTGTTGCGCTACCCGTCTTTCCAACCGCCCACGGCATTACGTTCAACGGGTCAAGCACTGTCTGGAATACCATGTCATTTGCTATTGCGGTATCGCCGTACTCGCTCATGGCTTTCTGGTAGATGTAATCCTGATACCTGCCAGTGAAATTGCCTTCGTTGATCGCGGCATCGTACTCGTCAAGTGCTTTACCAGTCTGGATCCAATCATGGTAATACTTCAAGGCTTCCGCGCCCTTGCCGTGTGGTGCTTTTACGGGTTCGAGAATACCGCTGCTGATCTTCCATATCTCGTCTTTGCCAGCAGTTGTCACATCCATCGGGTTGAAAAAGTCTGCCGTCTTTGCAAACCAGTTCGGGATGTTGCTCATCTTCATTGTTTCGTAATTGAGTAAGCCCGCCCTGTATGCCGCTTCTGGATCGTCAAATACTTCTTTCAGTCCATACTCTGAACCAAGCGCGATATTCCCGATGGTGGATTCTGCTGCTTCCGCCATGTAGTTGAATGGGCGCATGATCGCGTTCAGTCCCGGTATCTGGTTTCCCGTGTAATTCTGGTAAGCGAGCAACGCAGTTGACGCAACAGTTCCTATCGCACCAACCAGCGGATTATACGTAACCGCTCCGAGTGCAGCACCAACACCGAGAGAGGGAAGCAATGCCTGTCCAATAGACGCAGCAAGTTTTGATGATTCCGGTCTGCCCGTGATCCCCTCTGATTGTGGAGAGAACATGGTCAAATATAACTTCACCCACCTCTTACCAGGCTCATCAAATTCTGACCAGTCAATAGGTTTCTGCGCGTCCACCTGTTCCTGTGTCTGCACCAGGTCGCTGTAAGTGATCTCTGATGGCATGAGGTATTGAATAGGCGGTCTACCCATACCCTGTAATAACTGCGTGCCAGGATCATCAGCTGGTAGCGCTTTCCATTCCTGCGTAGGTCTGCCCTCGTTACGGTATTTCAGGTAGTCGTAGGCTTCGTTTACCTTATTTACATCCAGCCATTCAGGGGGTTTCCAATCCGGTGAAGCAGCGCGGATCATATCGTAATAGCGTGCCACACGTTGAGGGTATTCCCAATAAGAGAACTGTCTGCCTGATTGTGGCGTATATTGCCACGGCATATTATCAAGATACTGGTCATTCGGAAGAACACGGTCATAACGAATCGCCGTTGGATGATTAGCCAGCGGGTGATTTACGATACCTTTATTTGCGTTGTAATACTTTACGAATTCCTGCCAACTTGGTAATCCGTTATTCAAAAAACTGGAATTACTGACAGGGCTACTTCCGAATGGGTCTGCCATGTATCACTCCTGTTATTACGCTTGTTTATTGCCGATATTCCACTGTACCATCGTGTTGTACCATTTGCTGGCGCTCTGACTTGCACTGTACTTCGGATAACTATACCCACCACCACCATATCCGCCGTAAGACGGGAATCCAGGGAATTCAGGTAGTTCAAGAGTTGGTGGTGGCGTAGTAGTTGGTGGCGTAGGCGGTGCGCCATTCGGTAATACTTCTGGTGGGTAGGTAAAGTCTTTTAGAGGGTCAATACCCCTTGCTTTCTGAACAAGCGGATCATCAGCAATAGTTCCCATTGATCCGAGTATTGGGTCATATAGCATGTTGTAACCCTTTACATCACCTGGCTTCATGGTTGTCCACGTATCATTCTTATAAGGGTCTTTGAAATAATCTATCCACCGAAAACCATTTGGTAAATTGGGGTTATTCCTGATATTTGACACACCAGGATTGAACGGGTCTAGGTCCTTGTAAATGATAGAGTTTGAAATTGTTGGTAGAAAATTTCCTCCACCACCATAATACGTGTTGTAGAACGCCTGCCAATTTGGGATTGTGCCGAGCCTGCCAGCAGCGGTTCTTTCTTGACTAACTTGTTCTGGTGTTCTAGTATATTGCCTTCCAAATCCAGCATGTGATCCGCTTAACGCTGCGCGTTGTGCATCCATTTGTTTTTGTGCTTCTAATGCAGCTGTCGCTCGTGCCTGTTCAGCAGCGGTCTTTTGTTCCTCAATCTTTTTTAGATATTCCTGATACTTGAAATAGTAAGAGGGTGGTTGATAGCCACCATACATCTGCGGCGTTGGTGTTTTCTGCGCGGGTGGTTTGTAATAGTTGTTCCCGTACTGTTGCGCCGCCCATTCTGCTGATCCGTAAGTAGCCATGTTTACCTCACATTCTTCTGCATGAGCTCGTCCATCATTTGTGCTTCTTTGGGGTTGGTCTGCCTGATCTTCTGTCGCATCGGTTCAGGCTGTCCACTCCATAACATCTTTGCCGCTGTTTCTACCTGCGGTCTGTGCCATTCCTGCTGAAACTCCTGCGTCCACTTCTCAAACCTCGCTTTCGCTTCAAGGAATGAATCATCTGCATCACTGCTGTTCGGTTGCTTTATCGTGATCGGGTCTGGCATGTTATACCCCTTCCTTTGTCCAGATAAACGCCTTTGTTAATCCAGTGACTACTCTTTCTTCGTGGTGCATTTCTTCTTCGCGCATCTCATTGACAAGGATATGGACAAGTTCATGTACTACCGCCATTTCAATATCCTCGTCATTCAATCCCTCAAATCCAGGCACGTTGAAATAAACCGTTGCCGATCCATATTGCCAGTTTACATACGCTCTGCCAAGTGTGATATTGCCGTCACAAAAAAACTCTTTTTCGCTGAGTTCCTTTGGGTCGTCAAGATAAATGATGTCAATCTTCCACCATAAAAGACCAAGAGGTTTCAGCCATTTATCAATGTATTGCTTGATCTTTTCAGTCGTGGTCATTTACATCATCCCTTCTGGCGGTACTGCGCCTTCACCCATTCCTGGCATCATCCCTGCCATCTGTGGCGGTAATCCGCCCATGCCTTCGCCCTGTCCAGGTGGCATCATCGGACCAGCCTGCATCTCTGGAGGTGGCATACCTTGTGACGGTGGTTGTGCCATCATTCCATTTGGAGATGGCTGTCCAGGTTGTGCGCCCATCATCTGCTGTTGTTGTGCCATCTGCGCCTGTTGCATTTGCTCCTGTAGGAACTGCGCAAACATCATATTCGCTGCTCTCTCTGTCCATATTTGCCTATCCATATCTCCTGATTGTCCGATCTGTAACACGTTGCTACGCGCCCATTCATTGCTTACCAGCGGGTTCTCGCCACTTGTAAGCATTTGTGCGATATTAGCCTGCTGCAACTTGTCCTGTGGCAATTTCACTTCAAGTTTTGCATCGATCTGCACGTATTCCGGTATCTCGGATGGTTTGAGGTCGATCCCTTCCACTTTCGCGCCCACGTTATCAGCCTTCATCATGGCTAAACACATCTCCATCAGTGAGCCAATACCCCATCCACCTCTGCGCTGTGTGCTGGTCAGTGGTAGCCTTCCTGTTTGTGAGAGTAATGCCAGTTCGCTGAATGTAGAATCGCCTTGTACTGGTGCGCCCAATGCCTGCGGATATAACGTGGATTCCTGTACCTTCTGTGTTGCCAGCGCCAATCCTTCCTGTACCGCCGGATCGATAAGCCCCTTATTCACAAGCGGTTGGAAGTCCTCGCCATTCGCCAGGTGAACAACGCCAGGAACACGGTCATAATCAATCTCTAATTCCTTGCCATCCATACCATTGGGGGTAATGTGTTTGTACAACGGTGTCACGCCCATATCCTTGATGAGCGTATACATCACGGTATTCACAAGGTTCTGCATCTCCCACATGCCGGATTTCAGCAGGGTGTACAGTAATGGTTGCCTGGCTTCTTCGTGCTTATCCCACAATGACGAGCCTTCTGTGTACTGCACGCATACAGGGATGAAAGGCATGCCGTGAGGTCTGGCAACGATCGTACCCTGGTCAATCCATATCAGCGTGTTTTCGTTATCGTAGAATGTTTTTAGTGTTACGGTGTCCGTTACCTTGTTTTGAAGTGTGGTTTCTGGCAGTAAAGCACCGAAGTCTGATCGCAGTTTGCCGATGGTGGTATCTGCTTCACGGTAGTACGCGGATAATCCCAATCGATCAAATTCAGCATGACCGTCTTTCGGATTCCATACATCGATCACAAAAGGCGTGATCCGTTCCAATCGTTCTGCGCGTGCAACACCAACGCCGTTTTCTTTCGCAGCCTGCACCAGTGAAGCGGTTGAGGTAATCGCCATGTGCATTTCAGAATACAGAATCGCGGATAGCAAAGCGTCATAGTGAATCGGATTACCAGCAGCCCTACCAGCACATTCAAACATTCTGGTCACTGCCTTCTCAATGCGCTCGGTCTTGTCCTGGTCTTTTTTCTTGTCGCTGGTGTTCACAACGTTGAAGATAGGATCGGTCGCAACGAGTAGACGAACCGCACCAAGCGCAGCGTTCCTTGCATCAGGGGATATTTTCAGGCTGTCAACGCCACTCCACTTCTTACCTGATCCACCGCTCCACGTCATCAGATACATCTCGTCAATGCTATCGAACATCGAATCACGCTGACCATCGTCTGATTTCAGTTGTTCCGCGTGCGCCTGCATCTGCGCTATTGCTACATCGTCCAGTCGTTCTTTTGATTTAGTCGTTGGTTGCTTTGCCATAAGTTAATCCTTTGCTACTGGAAATTCAATTCTCATTTGTTGTTTAGCCTCGTTTATCCGCTTTTCCGCAATCTTGAAATACCCCTCGTCAATCTCAATCCCGATGAAGTTCCTGCCAGTCTGCACACAAGCCACGCCTGTTGTGCCGCTGCCCATGAATGGGTCTAAAATAGCCTGCCATTCTTCCGGTTTTATCAAATATTCTATTAACTCTGTTGGCTTCTCTGCTGGGTGTACTTTTTTGCTTGGAATATCAATATCAATGATGTCGCGTCTAAACTCGTCGAAGTTTAAAGCATCAGTTGATTTGCCATAGATAATTAACTCAAATGTTTTTCTATAGTTTCTTCCAAGACCAACTCTCTTTCCTTTCTGCCACACCAGCATTGAGGTATCAAAATAGTTGTAACTTGCTCTAAACAAGACCGTGTATAAAACCTCGTCACAAAATATTGCAAATTTTCCCGTCGGCTTTAATACTCGTCTTACCTCGTCAAACCATGCTCTCCAATATCCCTCAACGATTGACAAGTCTCCTACATTGCGCTTATTAAATCTCTCTGCCATTTTTGTTGACGTACTGGTTTTAGAGGGCAATACGTACGGTGGGTCAGTAATCACCGCGTCCACCGACTTGTCTGGTATAGATTTCATCACTTCGAGGCAGTCGCCGAGATGTAATTTAATAGTCATCAGAATATCTCCGCTATTGGGCTTTGTTTTCTGGTTGTCTTGCGATTTGCATATTGATTGACTACATTCAAGTTGGTAAGCCCATACCGCAAAGCATCGTAGGCATGATCTTCCTCGTCCGTATTAACATCCTCTGGTTTGTGTTCGTCATAAGTCAATACAGGGAAGGTTCTGATGAGGTTCTCGCAGTTCTCGCGTATCTGTATGCCTGGTTTGCCATCAGCCAAGTTTCCAAGTAACTGATCTACCTTTCTTTTTCCGCCAAGCCTGTCGTTATCAGCGCGGGTAAGCACTATTCCAGCCCTTGCGTACTCATCGGCTGTAGATGTGATCGTTGCGCTGTCGGTCTTTCGCGCCCACATAGAGGGATCAGCAAAAGTAAAGGCGATTCGTTCTGTCTCCGGTGTCATATCAAGGATCATTCGCGCCTGCTGTGGTGTTGTCAGGTTTGTTTGATAGGCTTCACGGTATACATAAATGCGCCTGGTATCTGGATCGCGTGTGAACCATAGGCAGCAGAAAGGCGCGGCATAACCCCAATCTATTGCTCTCCACTTTACCCAATGGTCTGGTATGTCAGCCAGTTCCTTATACTCAATTACATGCTCGTCATAGTTCCATAGTGGGAACGCTTGCCCCTCGAACACGTCCCAATCACCATCGCGCCACGCTCTACCGAGTGGACCTTTCAGGTTTTCCAGGTATATTCTGTATTCAGGGTTCAGAAAGGCGTTATCTCTGTACGTGGAGAAGATAAAGCGTGTGTTTGTTTCCTTGTGTTCTCGTGCTGGTATTACCAGGCGTTTACGAAACCACTGATGACCTACTCCGCCAGGATTCGATGATAAATACATGCGTGGTCGCCAGTTGTCTTTCGCTGTACGCATTGATCCTAAAATCTTGTCCAGTTTATCTTCCGTGATGAGAGTGGCTTCCTCAACTGCAATACCGTCATACTGAATACCAAGGTATCCATCCAATTCCTTGTCGTCCTTGTAACCGCCAATGATGATCCTGCTGTTATTGGGGAATACCAGGCGATGATCGCTGCTGTTGTATTTGTACGGGATGTTACGGAATACAGTGGTAATCAAGTCCTCAAAGGATTCTCTCGCCGCCTTCTGTACTCTACGCAGGAACAGGAATTTTAGTTCGGGTATTCGCTGGCAATCATCCAATCCAACCTGTGCCATGATCGCATGACTTTTACCTGGACCACGCGCACCACCAAGACCTACCAATGTTGGACCGTTAGGATCATCACATAACCTGGCATCGGCGTGAAAGTCTAATTGCTTCGGTTGAGCGGCGTAACCATACTGAATAAACCTGCTGATCTGGTCAACAGGACAGCCCGCTTCTTGCGCACGCGCCAGATAAACTTCTAATTCGTTATCTATCGCCATAAATCTTCTTCAACGCCTTCTCGAATATCTCTTGATTCACCAATGGTTCGCCACCAGATGTAATATCAGTCCGGTCAATAAATAACTTGCGGTACTTTCCGAGCAGTTCCAATGCCCTCAACTGATCCAACAACTCAAATTCAATGCGCGTGGTTTCCTCTCCATCGTTATCCTTGCCATTCTTTATTACAGTGAATTGCTTGATCTTCTTGATTAGTTTCAGTTTGTCTTGCTCTTTGGCTTTATTCAGGTCAAGTTGAAATGCCATAGACGAAACATCCAGAAAGTCGCCCATATCAGCACGTGCAATTTCAGTAAGTTTTTGTAGAATTTCATCAGATTTCATGGCAGAATCATTCAATTTTTGTTGAATTGCTGCCTGTATTTCAACATTCTTCAACATTCTTTGACCGCTCGAATAAGCCGAGTGTTCCGAATATCCAGCACGAATCGCCGCTTGCGTAGCGTTCATGTCGATAAGGTATTCAGTAAGGAATAATTGTTGCTTTGGTTTGAGTGCCATCGTAATCCCTCGTCAGTAGCGCAGGCGTGCAGGAAAGGGGAGGAAACCTGCACACCCACGCCTGATAGATACATTATAGCACTACTGGTAGTAGTAGTTTTCAGAATTGTAAGGTTAACTACTTGACAAGTGTATACGTATTTGGTATACTGTAATCAATCAAACAAAAGGAGATGACACAATGGCAAAACAACAATCAACTTACAGAGTAAGCCCGTACACAAGAGTAAAGATGGATGAGCTGGTTACGATGACCGGAATGACAAAGACAGAGATCATCGGACGCGGTATTGATCTATTCTTCTCGGAGATCGTAAAGGGTGAGGAACACGGGGATACTGCTACGCTGCTGGCGCTGGCGAGCGATAAGATGATCCGTCTCGGTTTCAGCAAAGAGCAGATGGACTTCATCTTCAACGATTGGTCAGAGGGTGACGATCACCTGCGCTGGCTCATCAATGCGCCGAAAAGCGAGATCATGGATTGGTCGGAAGCAACTGATTGGGGTAAGAATCCAGACGTGGAGGAATCAAATGAGTAACCCACTGAATAAAAAAATAACCATCTCTTTTGAAACCTACCCTGTTATTGAAGAGATGCTATCTGATGCGACCAGGCTATCCAGAGCATCAAAAGATATAACTTTCAACCGCGCTATTGTAAGTTACCTGATAAAACTTGAGGACGAGAAGAAAGAAATATCAAAACATGTTGATTACGACTTATTTGTTCAGGTGTTGGATCACCTGGACGAAATTCACTCGTACCAAGAGGTTGCCGATGATATTGAAGATTTGATTTTATCTGGCAAAATAACCAATGATGATCTACATGTGATTAGATTACGCAGCCTTCGTTGGATAAAAAGATTTATAAAAAACATATAACTTCTGGTCGCTCTAAAACTACGGATGCAATTCGATCCGTAGTTTTCTTGCTCTTGTCAGTTGCGCAGATTATCAGCGGGGCTTGCCTGCTGGTGCGCCAGGTGTTTCCTGTTTAGAAAGTCTCGTAATGGGTTGGGGGTTGTAGTTGTTCTCATAAGTTGATTGTACATATTTACCACCAGTTTTGTTAAAACACTTGACTTTTCATTAAGAGTTGTTTATACTATGTAAGTAGTAATTACTACACACAAAGGAGAGAGTGACCATGGCAAAAAGAAATTTCATAGGCGTAAGGTTGGACGGAGAAACCAGTCGGAAGCTGGATTACATCATCGAAAACTCTGACGCGAATATATCCAAACTGGTTCGTCTCGCAATCGTCAACAAGTATTCCGAACTCACAGACACCATCCGCGTACCCCTTGTGGGCAGGGTTGAGGATGAGCGCGTAATGTTCGGCACAGACACCAAGTACGAATAGGAGCGTCATGGCAGAGTTCATCGTTTCACCACAGATGTTTGTAGGGTTCGGAGTAATCGTTGTCGCAACACTCGTTGCTGGTCTGGTTGAAACCATCCAGGGCTGGCGCGATAGTTGGCGCAGGTAATTCATCGTATTCATAAAAAGGGAGAGTGCAAGGTGAAAACACACAGTTACGAAAACGCAACACGGCATGATAAAAGATGGGGTTCGTGGATCGATAAGCGTGATGCGCTTAATCCGCTGCTCAAAGTTCGGGTCTCCAATCTGGAAGATAAATTCTCCTACCACCTGAAACTCCGCAACGAGGCATGGGGTTCTGTAGGGGAGTATGACCGCGAGGCCTGGAAGAATTACACCGAGACAGAGATCAAGCCGGTTATGGAAGCACTTAGCAAGGTGCGCACGATGTTCTTCTGCTTTCACAAGGAGCAGGTAGACAACGGCGATTGTCTCTACTGCCCTGAGTGCGGGGCGGCTGACTATGGACTTGGTTGGGATTGCGTTAGCGGCGTATAGATTAGTGATCGGAAAGTGAGGAGAGAATGACAGAAAATAGATTGGCTTACCAAACACAAGGAACGGTAATTGAATCAGTCGTGATCGGTGGCGACCTTTCACGACTGACGGCGGAGCAACGGGTAGAGTATTACAAGACGGTTTGCGAGTCGATGAACCTGAACCCCTACACACGCCCGTTTGATTATATCACCCTGAATGGCAAACTCACGCTTTATGCGCGCAAAGACGCGGCTGACCAACTCCGCAAAATTCACGGCGTATCAATTGACGACATTGAGATCAGCGAGATGGGCGATTCCTACTTCGTCAAAGTCAAGGGGCATGACAACACTGGGCGGTCAGACGTTGAGATCGGTGTGGTCAACAAGAAGGACATGCAGGGCAACATTGGCAACGTGCAGATGAAAGCGGTGACAAAAGCGAAACGCCGCCTGACCCTCAGCATTTGCGGGCTGGGCTGGCTGGATGAAACCGAAGTAGAGACCATCCCGGACGCGAAGACGGTAGCGGTGGATGATAACGGCGTGATCGAAGCCGAAGTCACACCAGCACCAGTACACGAGCCGGAACTTGACCTCACTCCAGTCCCGCTTGATACCGCGCCAAAGATGTCACTAGAAATGGCCGAGACAGAGACGAACAGCAAGGGCGTGAAGTATAGCGATATTGAGACCGACAAACTCACCCACATGTACAACGCCATGGGCAAACTGGCGAAGAAAACCGACGAGCATATCCGCAAGATGGATGCTATCAAAACAATTCTATCCGCTCGCAACGGCGGATAACAAGACTTTCTGGAGGAAAAAATGGAACAGACAACTGAATATAAGATGTCGGAAGCAGAGAAGAAAGAAGCCCTAAGCATAATTGCGAGGCTGTCAAACTTGGGAAAACCTGGACAATTTGAGGCTAACGATTACAGGGAAAACACCAAACTCGTTTTTTCTGAAAACTGGGCTGACAAAATGAGTTTTCAGGACTTTGAGAAACAGATTCACCAATGGGGGTCTAAGACAGATACCCAAACACTCGGTTCTGAAAAAGCCACGCACGAGCAGGAAGAAAACAGCCAGTTCTCATTTGTCGGGCTTTACGTTTTTCTCGCTGAAACGGTACGGGTATTACCTTCTGACAGAATCGGTAATGCTGTCGGCGCATATTTCAATTTTTCGCAATCAATAGCCGGTACGACAAGAAGGGGTCTTGAAGCAAAGGGTTATGTTTTGACAAAGAGGGATGACGGGAATTGGGATGTCGTACCGCCAAAACCCCCCACGCCACCCGAACAACCGAAGTTGTCAAAAGAAGATGTGCAGAAACTATTTGAAGAATTTTTGAAAAGCAAAGGCTTAACCGCCTGATAACACGACTCCTCCAAGCGCCCGGCGAACGCGCCTTATCCACGCGGGGGGACACAAGACCGGGACAGGAGGGGAAGGGAGAGAGTGAGATGATAGGAAAAGCACACCAGCGTGAAATCCGGGAAATGAAGGAAAAAGAAATTTGTGATCAGCTGACATTTCTTGAAGCACCGGAATCCCCATCTCTAAAAAATGCAGTAATAAAACGAATTGATTTTTTGACAGCTTCAACATTAATTCTTGAGTATGAATGGATTGGAACGATGCCATTACCTAAAAGTTGCCGGTTTATTTATGGAATTTATTTTGAAGGCGTATTAGGTGGGGTTGTTATTTTCGTTGAACCATCTACAAGAAAATTTAACAAATTATATCCGAGGAGGGTTGTGCAGTTGAATAGGGGAGCTGTTGCTCATTGGACGCCTAAAAACACAGCGAGCAGGTTGATTGGAGGCGCAATAAAGGAATTAAAGAAAAACGACGTTTTGGCGATTATTGCCTATTGTACGCCTGAGGCTGGCGAGGTTGGAACGATTTACCAAGCATGTAATTTTATTTACACAGGGAAAACGCAACCGTCAAACTCATATTATTTAGATGGACATTGGGTAAGCGGGAGGACTTTGGCAGATAAGATTTCATGGGCTAAAAATAAAAACTCTATGTGGTTGGACAAGTTTAATAGTTTACCAACAAGAAAAATGCAAGGTAAATTTCGGTATGTATTACCGATAGGAAGTAATTTAGAGAACAAGAGATTTATGACCGATAACAACTATATTTCAATGCCATATCCAAAACGAATGGAGCGCGATGAAAATTGAAATTGACCAACACATTCTCACCACCGTGAAGTCGGTCATGCTCCGCCACGTTGGATCAACCAACCGGATCAGTTACGACGAGCTGACGACCATGATGTACGGCAAGCCGACCGACAACAACCGGCGCAAACTCCGCGCGGTGATCGCCGCTATCAACGGTGACCCCTCCAACGGCGTGGTGATCTGCTCCGACCGCGAGGACGGCGGGCTGTTCATGAACGGGAGCGAGCAGGAGGACATTGAGAAACACGTCCATTTCGCGGCGCAGGAAGAATCGCAGGCCATGAGTACGCTGCAGAAGGTACACGCGTACAAGTCGAAGATCAACAAACTCTACGGCTCGGACGTGCTGAACCCATTACCTGGACAGGGGAGGTTGTTGTAGATGGCTCAATATAGGGCGTTGCATACCAAAATAACGCAGTCATTCGACTTCAACGAGATGCCGGATGATTTTACCCGCCTTATGTGGGCGCTGATGCCGTTGGCGCTGGATAGCGAAGGACGCGGGATATTCAACAGCTCATGGATTCGGTCAAGGCTATTCCCGCTCCGCGAGGACGTGACAGCGAAACAGATCATGGCGGCTATGGATTGGATTGTAGATCGCGGGATGCTGGTCAAGTATGAGGTGGACGGGAGGCAATACTTCTATTCGCCGACTTTCAAGAGTTACCAACGCGGGCTGGAGAAGGAAACAAAAAGCGTTTTACCAGCGCCGGAATTAGTCGAGAGTAACTCCGTACCTACTCCAGAGTTACTCCAGAGTAACTCCAGACCTACTCCAGAGTTAGGCGAGAGTAACTCTCCCTCTAACAAAACGGAACTTAACGGAACTAAAGGAAACGCAGACGGAAGCGTTCTCCCGTCTCCTGCTCCTGATTATCAATTCTCACAAGGCTGGCAAACACGGGTGTTCTCGAAGGTGACGAACATATCCGGTATTCCAGGCTCTGACATGCCAAAAGTCATGGATGCGTTGGATTCTTTACGGTCAAAGTTTACAACCGAAGCAGAGTTGATTGCCTACCTTACCCCCTACTTTGAGAACTGGATCACTCGCAAGACGAAAGACGGGCGCAAGTATGCCAAGAGTAATTGCGCGTGGCTGTACGACCTGGCGCTGGCCGGTGACACGATTACCGCGCCTGCACCTAACCGCGTTTACGAGGTGATCCGCGCGCCGGAGCATGACCCGAATTGTCCGCTGTGTCACGGGAAAGGGAAATACATGTCCGAGAAAAGCGGACGGATGGTAGCGTGTGACTGTGTGAGGGAGGTCGTCAATGTCGGGATTCTTTGAAATTGGTATTTATCACACAAAGACCGAGCAAAATGTAGGAACGTTATGGCGCTCTGCATATCAACTTGGGGCAGCTGGAATATTTACGATTGGAAAAAGATATTCAAAGCAAGCAAGCGACACGATGAAATCATGGAGAAATATACCACTTCGCAATTACGTTGATTTTGTTGACTTCAACGCGCACAGGCCTTTGGAATCAATACTTGTCGGAATTGAATTCGGCGGTCATCAGTTGTCAAATTATGTTCATCCAAAAAAATGCATCTACTTATTAGGGGCAGAAGATAGTGGGCTTCCAACAGAAATATTGAGCAAATGCGACCAGGTAATTTCGATTGAATCATTAACACAACCATCTTATAACGTTGCTGTGGCTGGTTCAATCGTGATGTATCACAGATTTATGTGTGAGGTAGGTAATCAATGCAGGAACTAATTGACTTCCGCAACCTGTTGATCCGCGAACTCAACGCGGGATTATGGGACGGCGAGAGTTGGGACGCGCTGTATTGCATGGCGCGTGACGGCGGGTGTACCGAGATCGCGCGGCAGGTCATGAGGTACATCGAACACTACGGGGGCGCGTGATGGAACTAACCGGAGACTTCACCGTCTACGCCGTGATTAGATGATTATTCAACAAAGGAGAGGCAAATTATGAAACCAGAAGACCGCAAGAGATTAAAGCAGCATATCGAAATGATAGTTGAGCATAAAACGCCAATAGAAGAATTGGAAGACATAAACCGCAAACTGCGCCTTGAACTGCACACGTTGCGCTTCAAAGAGTCACAGGAACAGAGATTCATTTGGTGGGTGTATAACGTGTATTCCAAAAATGTTTGTGACCTAATTTATGAGATCATGGGCGCAACAACCTACGACACAGAAGGCGAAGCCAAAGAAGGTAAATATGGCTTACCGAAACACTGTTTTGACCTGATGAAACGCATTGATGAATACACAGAACATATTTACGACGGTTCTTATTTGGATGTTGAAATCAGCACGGCTGTAAAAACCTCGACAGATAATAACAAATTGGAGGAAGAAAACAAGAAACTTGTTGATGAATACGGCAAATTATCAGAAATGTGGCAGATTGAACATGCCGAGAAACTTACCCTGATTGAGAAACTAAAGTTTGAGGAAGAGCGCGTGAGATATTTACGGGCAACCATAATGAATGAAATTGAGGACGAACCAACGGTAGACACAGAATCAATGATGTTTCACGATAAAAACGGATGGTGAACATGAAAAGTGAAATCGCGTTCTTCAAGGATAAACGATGGAGAGATTTCGTCCAATTTTGCCAACTCATCCGCTTCTTGGGGTTTACGGATGATGAAATAATCGCAGAGGTGAGAAAGATAATGGCAGCCATAAACACCGAACCTTCGCCTTCTGATGTTTCAGTGACACCGGATGTTTTAACAGATATTAAAACAGGGCGATCCGTTGAAAATACTAATCCTGATTATTATAAAGACGAACTGTATCTTGACGAAGATTTTCGCACGCTTGCCAAAACATACCCAGCGGATGTTAGCGCAATTGGGGTAACGACATTGATTGATTATGTGGAGGCGGTAGAAGCCGAACTCGCCCGTCTGAAAGATGAAAACCACGCGCTTGACCAAATCAACCGCGATATTCAAACTGCATCCTCACACTTGGATGAGGTACTTGCCGAACTCGCCAGCCGTGACGAGATTATCGCAAGGCTGAAAGAGGACGCGGAGAGGTTGGTTGATATTGCAGATATGTTTGGTGATGATGCTATTGCAGTGCTGAAACATCGTGCGCTTATGAAGGAGCTGGAATGAAATTCTTTGTCCCCGGCGACCCTGTGCCAAAACAATCATTTCGCTACTCCCGCACCGGCGGGTACACGGATCCCCGCGTCAAGGCGTGGCAGTCCACCGTCGGGTACTACGCCGAACTCGCCAACGTGAAGCCGTTGACCGGGAGCGTGAAAGTTAGTCTGTCGTTCCTGCTGAAAGACCGGCGCCGGCGTGACCTGGACAATTTGAGCAAGGCGATATTAGACTCCCTGAACGGCATAGCGTACCTGGACGATAAGCAGGTGGTTGACCTGCATATTGTCAAGTCGATGTCGAAAGAGCCGGGCGTGGTGATCGAAATTGAGGAGGCGTGAGAGATGAAGTATAAGGCGTATGGAT